ACTTGCTCAACAATTGGCTCAGTAACACCGCCCAATGGCTTTTGATATGTTTCTTTACCAGTAAGGCCAAAGAATTTGCCCACGGGCTTGTCAATGCTTGCAGCGGCTGCTTGCCCTGTTTGTTCTGCTCGTTCGGGGCTTTGTGCTGTCCTTGCCAATCCTTGTACAAACGCACCATACGTTGCAGGGACAACCCCATAAAGGGTGTCAATAGCGCCAGCCACACGCTCGGGCATATCGCGCTTGGTTTCTAACGCACCTTTTAAGAACTTGCCAACCAATTGGCGAACGCCCCCAGGTTCAGTAAATTGTGCCGCTGTTTGTGCAATGGCTTGCCGTGCGCCACTTGTGGGCGGTTGTTCAATCGTGGCAGCGGGGGCGGCTTGTGGGGCGACAGGGGCGGCTTTTGCCGCAACGGGTGCGGTGGCAGTCTTACCAGACAAAAAGGCTTCTAGCGGGTCACCAGAGGCGGCAATTGGTGCGGATGGTTGTGCCGCAGGTTGCGCGGTGGGTTGTGCCTTACTTGCTGGCGCACGGGATATTTCCCTAGTCAATCCAGCAATGTCGGCTTCCAACCGCAGTTTTTGTTTTGGGTCAGTTGCTTTTGTCAGCGCCGCCTGTGCTTTGCTTAATTCAGATTGCAAGATAGACAGCGAATCTTTATCCCTCTGGGCCTGTACATCAGACGCAACTCGGGTTGATTCGGCTGGCTTTTTTGGCGGTTCTGCCACCGCTTGACCACCAAAGAATTGTTCTAAAACGTCATTCATTTACTAACCCCAGTTTCCGACAGTCTCTTGATGTTTTGATATTTTTTCAAAAAATCATTAAATTGTGCGGGATTTGGGAAAAGGCGATTTAACTCTGCTTTTTGTTTTGCGGGGTCAGTTATGTCCCGCGTGATGTTTATAGCTTCAAAAATCTTGCTGTCAGCATTAGCGTTCCATGCTTGCTGATAAGCCTTCATGTTGTTGTCGCCAAATTTTTGGGAAAACTGTTGTGCGCCTGTGGCTTGCATATCCAGATTGGTTTGATCAGCTTGCACCCTACGGGCAATTTTTATAAGCACTTCTGGCGGCACTTTAATTGTGCCGTTAGCCACCGCTTGCATATCCAATCCAGCAACAGTATTGCCAGCACCACCCATTGCCGTGGCATTAGATAACGCAAGGTTTGCCAAGTCTTTGGCAAGCATATCGTATTCACTGCTTTTCATTGCAGACAAAACTTTTTGCTCTAATCGACCCATCACGCCACCGCCTGGAAAAAGTAAATTTTCCCCAATGCCAGATGCCGTCTGGATAACTTCTTCCACGTTTCTGCGCCCTTGAGTCAATTTGCCTTGGGCTTCCACTAATCTATTTCTGTATTCTTGACCAGCCAATTGATCTTTTTGCTCGGTTGGTTCGGCAATGTAAGGTTGATCTGCCCTGCGAACAGGGAAGGGCAAACGCATACCTGGGGCAACTTCAGCGCCAGCAGTAGGCAACCCGCCAGCACTTGGCCCACCAGTTGGGACGTTGGCTTGCAAACCGCCAGCCATGCCAATGGTTGATGTGGGTGGTGCAATACCAACTCCAGGCGTGGTGGTGACTGTCTTGCCTTCTGCTGTTGTTGAAATGGTTGGCGCAAATGTGGTTTGTTGCTGCGTAGGTGTCATGATGGCCTGACTTGCTTTGATCAGCGCATCAGTAACACCTGGGCCTTTTTGCATTTGCGAAAACATAGGCACATAGGCTTTTTCAACCAANTTTTTCATTTCTNGNTCGTTGGGATTTGTGGCAAGAAAATTTTGCAATTCTCTATTTACAACTGCGGGGTCATCTACACCAAAACGACCAGCCGCCCCTAAAAAGGATGAAATCAACGCCTTTTTATCTTGGGTTAAATTTTGCTTTGCTCTTAATCCCTCAGTTTGCGCCGTGCCCAAAGTTGTGATTTTTTGGACGTAATCAGGGCCAGTTAAAGGCGCAATCTTTGGAACTGCGGCGTTGATTTTGTCAATGTCAATGCGCCCATCAGTTTGGAAATTGTTGGGGTCTGCAAAAAATGTTTGTAGATTTCGGCGCTCAATGTCGCCTTGTTCAACAACGCCTAATTGAATCTGACCAGTTCTGGCGGCTTGTTGTTGTTGCTGTAAAGCCAGCGGGTTAATTTGTTCGGCTTGCTGATAGGCTTGCGCCCCCCTTGCAATGCCCAGCATATCGGAAAGGGACGTTTGCTGTGGCGGCTTAATGTTTAAGCCAATTGGTGGAACGTCAAAAGTTGCCATTTTTTATCCTACAACAAACTGGCTAAACCCTGCATCGTTATAACCTGTGGGCAAGTTCATCATTCCAGCAGTCCCCCCCTGTGGGCGCAATAGTGCCCCCAAAGTTGCGGCATTGCCAATGCCTTGATAACCCCCTGCCATAGCGTTTGCAGCGCCAATTTGACCAGCGCCAAGGGCAGATGCACCCCCAATGCCCAGTTGCCCAATATTGGCAGCAGTGCCTGTGCCAAGGTTTGCGGTCTGCCCCGTGGCGGTTTGCCCAATGCCAGCAATACCTGCCAATCGGTTGTAAACGTTTCCAAGGCCAGTTTGCTGTTGGTTAAACTTTTGCGCTTCTTGCGTCATGTAATTTTGCAAGGCGTTTTGGTAGGCATTGCTTGCGTAATCCTCGGCAAACTTAATTCCGCCTCGCTCAACGTTAGACCCGCCTCCGCCAACGTTTAAGGCTTGACGGGTTGCGCCTAAACCTTGACCCTTCATAAACTCATAGTTTGGGGCAAGATTTGTTTTTAGATCGGCGGCAGTAAATGGCCTGTACCCTGCTGGCAATTCTGTCAATTGCGGCAACATTTGCCCAATTCTGGTAAGCGCACCAGTTCCAGCAACGCGATATGGTTCTTGTTGCTTGTTCAGAATGTCAAACATTTCCCGTTGTACACGGGCGGCATCCTGAGTGGCTGCATATTGTTGACCAGCGGCAGATGTTGCAGCACCCGCTTGCTGTTGAGAACCCATGTACCCTAATAACGCTGCACCGCCGATGGCCCATGCTAATGGCATGATGTTTCCTTTCGAATCAAAACTTCGTCAACCTTGGCTGCATCAGTTTCATCTGTTGCATGGATGCAAAACCATTCACAATCTTCAAGTGCCTCAATTGTGTGGTGAATGCCTGATTTTATTTCTAAACAGGCTGGCGCGGTGTATTCTTTTTGGCCTTCGTCTGTCCGCACAATTACCCGCCCTTTGGCAAGAATACTTAAATGACTGTAATTGTGGGCATGAGTGCCAGCCACAAACCCCGCTGGGATACGCATCCGCTTGGCATATAGGCCATCAGAAAAGTGATGTTCAACGCCTAAATCAGCCTCAAACTTGCCTTGGTGGGCAACAAACAAATCAGCATTGTTCAAAACGTACCCCCTTTGACCCCATTCAAGGCCGTGAAATCGGTAAACTTACCCGCCGCAGGGGTTGTCAGTCCAATGGTGGAACTGTTGATTATGCTGTTGGTAATGGTCACGTTGGTGATCGACCCACCCGTGATGTTGGTGTTTTGTACGTTTAGCGTAATGATGTTGGGATTCATCAACCATTGCATCCAAGGAATGCTGGGCCGTCCCGTAGTCGGGTCAAGAAATGACGAATACGGGATATTGATATTGCTGTTGGGGATTGCGGTTGCCATCAGTTGTCCCCAGCAGACATTTTGAGTTCAGCAGACACAATGACCACCTTCACAGGGTCACTAATCGCCACTTCAAAAATTCTATCCCGTGCCCAGCCCAGCCGCCGCCAAAGGGCGCGATTGACATAGTTGCCGATCTTTCCCATGCTGACCCAATGCTCATTTGACCAAGTGCTACCGCCATCATTTGACCAACGCAACATGGCTTGGGGGTCTTGTCCTTGACCAGTATTTAAGCCAACCCCTGGCTGAAACTGAATCTGGAAAGAATCAAAATATTGGCGCTGGAGGTCTTGGGTCAGGTGAATGGCTCGGCGCAGTCTGCG